AACTGCGACCGATCAAATGGGTGCTGTCACCTACCGACGACCACATGCTTTCCATGGAATGCACCGACATCGAGATCGTCGATGAAGGCGGCGGTGAGTACGTCGAGGTAAGTCAATCTGCTGATGGCCATGGTAAAGTCAGCATCAACCCAGAGGAATGGCCGATGATGCGTAAAGCCATCGACGACGCCATCAAGCAATGCAGGGATCTGAAACCATGACCATCGAAGAAATGAGAACCATCGACGCAGTGAAGACCTACAAGGAACTGCAGGAGGCCAAGGAGCGCATCGCGCACCTGGAGGACCGCATCGACCTGCTCATGTCCGCAAACGCTGACGTTGCTCGCATTGCCAACGAGCGCGACAAGGCTGAGAAGCGTGTCCTTTACCTGGAATCTGCACTTCGCAGGATCGCCAACCAAGACTATCGCGGCAACCGCTCGACCGAATCTCAGATCGCCTTTGAGGCGTTGAAACCATGATCACCAAACTACACGAACTGCCGCCCGACCATCACCTGCGGAACACGGCCATCCAGCACATCGACGTTCGGATCCGCTGCAGACACACCGGCGCCACCCGGGACCCTCGGACCTGGCGCATCAAGAACGACACCTACAACAGGCTGTGCGACACCTGGCAGAACAACTTCGACTTTATCCTGCAATGAAAACAGCTCAACAGATCCAACGGGAGGGCACCGGCCCTTACCACCTGACCAAGCGGGACGCCGGTGAGGCCTACCGGGCTGCCCGTAAGATCAAGATCGAGTTCACCAGCTTCTTTACCAGGAAGCGTGGGAAAGGCTCCAAGTGAAAGACTTTGACGTAGCACGCACAATGATCGAATACGGCGGCTCTTTTGTTCGCAAGCTGGGCGCCGCGGCACTCGTGGCCGACCAGGACAACCTGTCAAAGATTAAGAGCACTTGGCCCGACTACTGGACGCAGTACGACCGCATGGCAAAACAACTTTCGGAGGTTGAAAAACAGGCCTCTAGGTAAACAACAACACAACAAAGCAAACATATGGGAATCACAGTATCAACGAAACCAAGCGGCGGCACCTTCACACCGTGCCCCGAGTACACAGGCCGCGCGGTCTGCGTCGACATCACACCGCTCCGAGCCTACGAGACCGAGTACGGCACCAAGCAGAAGTTCAAGATCGCATTCGAGCTGGATCTGATCGACCAGTCACGCAACCCGGCGCAGCCCTGGGTGGTTATGACGGCGCCAATGACCGCCAGCCTGCACGAGAAGGCCGGCCTGACCAAGTTCCTCCGGGACTGGCACGGCCGAGCCCTTACCCCCGAGGAGACCGTCAGCCTCAACCTCGACGGCCTGATCGGCAAGCCGGCCACCGTGGTGATCGTTCACGAGCAGTCTCGGGACGGCACCAAGACGTTCAGCAACATCAAGTTGATCATGCCCCACAAGAGTGGGGAGGCCTTGAAGCCATCGGGCCTGTGGGTACGCCTGGAGGATAGGCCTCCCCGGGACGACGACAAAACCAAGATCGTGACGCCAGCCACTGCGGCGCCGGTTAAGATTGCAGACATCAAGGTCCACGTCGGCAAGTTCAGGGGAGTCCCGCTTTCCGAGCTAACGCCTGACGCTGTGCGCGGCCTGGCCGAGCACTGGCTGCCCAAGGCTAAGGTCTCCAGCGGAAAGACGCCTGACGACATCGCACTCATTGCCGCGGTTACCAAGCGCCTTGAGGAGCTAGCTAAGGCCGACGAGCCCGATTTTGACGACGTGCCTTTTTAAGCCATGAAAACACGCAAACCCACGATGAAGCTGATCCACATGGTGCCCGAGGTGGTCCGACTACGGTCGGAGGGCTGCACCCTGGAGGAGATCGGTAAACGGTTTAACCTCAGCCGCCAGCGGATCAACCAGATTGAACAGGCAGCACAGAAGCACGAGGAGATCCTGCGGGTGTGGGGATTCCCGTTCTCGACCAGGACGTTCAACATCCTCGAAAGCCTAGCCATCAAGAGCCGCCAGGAGGCTCTAGACCTCTACAACCTGGGGCACCTGCAGCCTAGGTCGGTGCGTGGGTTTGGGTGGGTATCCTACCGTGAAATCTGCGAATGGCTGGGCGTGCCCACCGTAAGACAGCCATTGACCAAGACCGTCTGCCCTCATTGCGGCAAACACATCTGACACTTTCCGGCAGCCTGTTGCTGCTGGGACTCGTGGGTAACCGGGGGCGCGCATCGGGACAAACGCGCATCAACTACTAACTGAAAGCAATTTAGCAATATGCCAGCCAATCCAACCATCATCTTCGACATCGAGACCGGGCCACTACCGCTCGACCAGCTCAACATCCCGCCCTTCAACCCGGCCGACGTGAAGCTGGGCAACGTCAAGAATCCCGACCTGATCGCTGAGCGCATTCAGAAGGCCGAGGAGAACCACACCGCGGACTTCATAAAGAACGCAGCCTTGGACGCTCTCTCGGGGCAGATCCTGTGCATCGGATACCGCATCGAGCACCAGGTGACCGCGGTGCTGAAGAACGACGGCAACGAGGCCGCCATGCTCCGGGAATGGTGGGAGCTGTTAAACTACTACGAGCGGCAACCCAAGCTGGTCGGATTCAACATCAAGGCCTTCGATCTACCGTTCCTCATCAAGCGCTCCTGGAAGCACCGCATCCTTCCTCCCTACTGGCTGCGCCAGGGACGCTACTGGAACGATCTGGTGATCGACCTGCGCGAGGTGTGGCAGCTCGGGGACTCTAGAGCCCATGGCAGCCTCGGAGCCATTAGCAGGCACCTAGGCCTCGGTGACAAGACAGGCACCGGCGCCGACTTCGCGCTGCTGTGGAATACCGACCGCCAGGCAGCCATCGACTACTGCATCCAGGATGTGAAGCTAACCCAGGCGGTGGCGGATATTCTGATTCCGGCATACTAAGGCATGGACAGATACAAGGCCGGCAGATAGAGAGAGGCCGTCAGCGCGAGCCGTGAGAAGCCAACGCCGACACTACAACAACAAGCCATGTTCAACTCACTTTTCCCCACCCTTTCCGTGTCACGTCCCGTTGCTTGTACGGGAGTTCTCACCGCGGACTGGGTGGGGTTTTCTGTTTGATACATGAAACTCGAAATCCAAAGTCAGGAACAAACCGACATTTACGGCTCAGATCGCGGCTACATCTGCATCAAACAAACTGATCCATGCGGAGAGGATGCGATTGTTGTGTTCGCAATTCACAATGTGGACATGATTTGCCAAATGCTTCAGGAAGCGAAAAAGGACACCATTGAGAACCGGAAGGTTTACCTCGAATCGAAAGGTGAGGAATGAGCGAGGAATCCAAAAGAAAAGCGCCGGCGTTTCAGTTCTACGCAGACGACTTCCTAGCTGGAACCTCGGATATGAGCGCCGAGGAAGTGGGTGGCTACATCCGGCTGCTGTGCCATCAGTGGACCAAAGGCGGAATCCCAAACGATCCAGACCGTGCCGGACGCATGGCAACCCTATTGGGGTCGCCATCGCTTGGCTATGTTCTGGCTAAGTTCTCGCTATGCGATGACGGGATGCTTCGGAACGAAAGGCTGGAGCAAGTCAGGGCTGACCAGGATGCCTACAAGGCCAAACAAGCCACCGCGGGACGCAATGGAGCGCTGAAACGGTGGTCCAAATGGCCAGACGATGGCGACCCTAATAGCGACCCTAATGGGCTCGCTATAGCGACCCCAATGGCGACCCCAATGGCCAGAGCATGGCCAGAAGATAGCTCTCCATCTCCTACTCCTAAAGAAGATACAAAGAAGGAGAAGGCCTTGAGTCCTGACCTTGAAACCTTCCGCCTAAGAGTCGGTGCAATGATCCGCCGTCGACCAACAACCCAGTGGAGCACCAAGGAGATCAAGGCCTTGAAAGAGATCTTCGACTTTAACACCCCGGAGGAAGACTTGGTTGCCCTGGAAGCACGCTACCAGTCGGATGACAAATACCTTCGTCGTGAGCTGATGACCCTGTTGAACAACTGGAACGGAGAGATCGACAAGTCTCGAAGCACCTCCCCTTCTGGGAACAACGGCACCGGCGCGTACAGCCTCAACATCGCCGACTACCAATGAGCGACCCCTACTTCGCCCAGGACGACGAGTTCGGCCTCATCGGCGCCTGCCTGTCCGGTGGATCGGATGTCTGCCATGAGGTATTCGCCAAGATCCCCACCGATGCTTTCCAGGACAGCGATCTGTACCATGTGTTCGAGATTGCCAAAGGCCTCGTTGCCAAGAGCGATCCGGTCAACATGGCCACCGTGGTCAAGGAGTGGAAGCGCTCCATGGGCCAGACTCCGGTGCCTTTCGAGGCTCTGAACAAGTGCGACGAGATGTGTCCGAGCCCAGCGAATTACCCAGCATTCGCTCAGGCAGTCCTAGAGGCCCACCACAGACGCCATCTCAGAACCGCTGGAGACCGTCTGATTCGTGAGTCCGCTGTATCCACCCTCTCCGTCGATCAAATCGTCTCTAATGCCGAAGCAGGGCTCACCGTTGAGGCATCCAAGGAGGAAGTCCAATCGTCCAAGTCGGTCGTCAGTCGTTTCATTGACTCGACCCAGGAACGATTCTCAAGGCAGGGCCAGCTTTCTGGTATCACCTCGGGCTTCCACAGGCTCGACCAGATGACCGACGGCTTCCAGTTCGGTGAGCTGGCCATCATTGCGGCCAGGCCATCCATCGGTAAGACAGCCATTGCCATTGCCATTGCCAAGGCAGCCAGCATCGACTCAAGGATCCCGACCCTGTTTATCAGCTTGGAGATGTCCGACGAGTCCATCGTGCGCCGGATGGTCTCATCTGTTGGCAGCATACCCATGCAGGACATCAAGACCGGCCAGCTCGATCAGGGAGGCATGAAGGCCATGTCGACAGCATCAGCCAAGATCGCAGGCAGCCCGATTCATTTCATCTCAGGATCCGGTGTGTCCAACATTGCCACCATCACCGCGGTGATCCGCAGGGCTGTACGCAAATGGGGCGTGAAGCTGGTCCTAGTGGATTACCTCCAGAAGATCCATGGATCGAAGGCCGCAGAGAAAAAGACGTACGAGATCGCCGAGGTCTCCGGTAGACTCAAAGGCGTGGCCTCCGATACCAAGACAGCCGTGGTTGCCCTGGCTCAGCTCAATCGAGAGAACGAGAAGGACAAAGGCCGGGTACCTCGCCTGACTGACCTAGCGGACTCTGGGCAGATTGAGAGGGACGCTGATCTAGTCCTATTGCTCAACAGGGAGCGCAACCAGCCCCAGGGCGAAGCTGTGATTGCTATCGCCAAACAACGAGACGGTGAGTGCGGCTTGGTGCCCCTTTGGTACGAAGGCCAATACTGCCGCTTCTCCGACCCATCACCAAGTTTCTGAATCCATGACAACCCAATACAGCATCAGTCACAACCAAGTCCTTCGTGAAGCCAAGCACCTGGTACGGTTCGCGATCAAACGAGGCTGGATGTCCTACCCAAACGGCACCCTAATGGACGCCGAGGGCGACCCTATCCCAAACATCGAGCCCGAGGAGGAGACAAGCAGCCCAATCACACCAGAGTTGTGCAACAAAGCATTTGTTCTAAGAGACCGTGGTATTACGTTGGATAATATTGCAACCATCTGCGGTGTTCCTCGTGGATCTATTGCTTACATAATATCGCGAGGGCATGAGGATTACCTCTTAAGGTTAAGAGTAGATCCCAATAGCACTAAGGAATCTCTTTGATAATACCCAGAAACAGGTGAACGCGAGAC